CCAACATTCCCCTAATCTCACCTCCCCCCACACTTCCCCAACACCTCCCCAACAGAGCCAGGCAGTTCTGGGGTGGTTCCACACTTGTGCCACCCTTTTTTCTGAACCCTGGCACCTCCATTTTCTCCTGTGTTTCTCGGCCTTTTCCACACCTCCCTCCCCCTCTGTTAGGGTATGGGTTCCAAGGTTCTTCTCTTTATCTGTGAACATAATACGCACACATATAGACTTCATATGCGCGCGAAGGCGACACCCCCAAACTTGGCTACCTTTCCCTACCATACCCCTAAAATCTGGGTTTCCAACTCCCCACCCCCCTTTTTATCGGACATTGGGTGCCAAGGCCCTCTCCTAACCCCGTCACCCAAACCCAGGCTCCACCCTTACCCTTCCCTACCCTTTCTCAAACGGAGTCCGATCCCCCTAACAATATGCTGAAAACAGACCCCTGACGGCCCGTTATACTTCCTTTTGGCTCTCGACACCTTCCACGGGCACCGTTTCACGAGTTCCGCCACCATGTAGTTCTCATGCAGCGGCCTATCCCTATCCCCCAACAACTCCCTACCCTCCTCCTTCATCCAAGCGTGCATCACCCTCCTCAACTGGTCCGTGGAAACCCACTGGTTCGCTGCCTCCACCGTGCAGTCCTCGAAGAACGCTTCCCACGCATCCCTCCTCCTCACGCTCCTCAACATCTCCTCGCCCGCCGCGTCCATCTGCCACCACTTCGTCTGGTCCTTCTCCAACTCCACCCCCTCTAAATACGCCTTCATCCACCTCAGCGCGATCCCCCCGATCTCCGCCTCCAACTTCTTCTCCAACTCCAAGTCCTCCTTCCCCAGAAAACTCTCCTCGAAGTGCAACCACAGCATCTTGGACGACAACCCCCGCTGTGCGTCCGGCAAACTCAAAATCTCATGGCCCTGCACCACCGGCGCAAACTGAAACCGAACCTTCACCTGGTTCATGTACTTGACATCCGCCGTCGCCCGATCCCCTCCCAACCCGCTCCTCAACAGACTCCCCAGCGAACCCATGTGCCTTGGCCCCATCTCGTTCGCTTCGGGGACGACCACCGTATCCGCCAACAACAACGCCGGACTCTTGAAGTCCCTCGCCAGTTCCTCCACCTTGCTCCCGAAGTACATATCCCCCTTACACAACGCCAACAGATGCGTATTCGTGCTCTTGCCGCTCCTCGGCTTCCCGTACTCGTTGAGTCCCCTCGCATGATGTCTCTTGCTCTGCAACAAATACCCATACATCTTGTCCCTCAGGTTCCGCGCCACCTCCTTCGGAAGCCACTGGCGGGCCTTCTCGTCGTACACCGGGCATGTCGCCTTCGGGTCCCACTTCGCCGGGACCAGTGAAAGCCCAACCCACTCCTCTGTCCTTTCCCACGTAACCCAATCCCCCTCCTCCACGGTGGTTCCACCCCTCGCCTTCACCCTCTCAATCGTCTTTTCCAAGTCCACCACCCGATCCAGGAAGGGCACGCACATCCTCGCGTCTCCCCTCGACTTCCCGACATCCCCCGCCCAGAACGGCAGGGAATCCTCCACCGCCACCAACCCCTTCAACACGTCCATCACCCCGTTCATCTTCCACTGATCGACGGCGTACTCCTCCAAGTTCTGCCCGTTCGTGCCGGGCCTCTGGACCCACGCATCCTCCAACACCTCGTAAATCCTCGCCCGAACCTTGTCCTCCTCCACCACCCTCCACCTACCCTCATCCCACAGAACCCACTGGGTCATCGCGCGGAACACCCCACACAACCTGTTCGCCGTCCCCAACGCCTGCACAACAAAGCGAGCCACCGGAACGGGATTCCCGCTCGGCAAGATCACCTGAGCCATCTCCTATATCCTTTGAAAAAGGGGTCCACCCACCTCGGGCGTCCCGCTACAATCCCTCATTCCCCAACCAGGGGCAGCCTCGCCGGGAAGTTGGAAACCCTAAGACCTCTCAGAGTTTCCCAAGGCCGAAGAACATGAACGTACAGAAGAAGTTGGGTCAGGAAAGAGTAACGGCAATCTCATTCGGGGCAGGAACGTACATGGTACACCTGTCCGACCTCTTTCGCAAATGGTCGCCCTACGGCGTGACCGAAGAAGCCTTCACCGAACACCTCAAAGCCATCGGAGTCCCCATCGTCCACATGCCCTCGGGGGACCGATTCGTCGATCTCTTCACCTATCAGGTCGCTCTTCGTGCGCTCTCCTCGTGGTTCGAGCCTTCGTGGACCTTCCCGGACTCGACCACGCCCTTTGCGAAGAGGGTTTCCAACGGCCTCCGTACACGCCTTGTTCCGGCCTTGATACGGCCCCACCTTGCTCGATACGTGGGAGAACTGATCCTTGCTCGCAAGGCCGAACTTCGCAAGAACACGCCGGATACCGTCAAGGCGTTCCACTCGGCGATGGAGCGGCTCTCCCATGCGCTCTGCCAGCACCTTACCATGTCGCGGCTCGACCTTCTCAAACAGTCCTTGGATGCCTACACTGATTTTGAAGTGGGGCCTCCCCTTGATCCATGCCCAGACGAAACGACCAACCCCCAGCACCACCCGACTCCGCCCGCGGCGGTAGGAGCGGCGGCTCCATCGTTCAGGTCGCAAGACCAGCCCCACCAGTCCCAGCCCACCAACCTCTCGGAGACATCGCCGATGGAGCCGACGCCATCCTCTCCCACTTCGACTCCGACACCTTGGGAGGAGCCCTCATCGAGTTTGGGCTCACAGGACGCGATCTCATTGCTCGACTTGCCCAACTCGCCGAGTCCGACTCCGAAAAAATACGACTTGGAGCCTTGAAGGAACTTCGCAATGTTGTTCGTGAGTCCGCCGAAGTGACCGGCCTCATCTCCAGGACGAAGGTGGAGGCCACGAAGAAGAACGCCGATGGTTCCCTCTCGACGACCGTGACCCAGCACCGTATCCTGACCACCCTCCGCCAGCAGAACAGCCTTCCCGGAGTACACAATGACCCCTCGCAGTCTTTTCAACTCCCCAAACCTCCCCCAGGTTCCGTCGTCATCGAGCCTGTCCGCGAAGGGACTCCTCCCCTTCCTTGACGCCGTGGACCTGCCCCATGATCGGGTCCACAGCACCCTGAACCTCATCGAGGAGACCATCGTTGCCATCAGGCAACTCCCCCATGAGGGGTATTGCCGCGCCGTCCGCTTCGCCTTTGAGGGGTACGTCCACCCCGACGACGTTCCCGACGAACTCACGACCCCGGAGGCGCGAGACACCCTCGCCGAATGGCTCATCGGGTCCGATTCCGCCAAGGCCCTTCGACCCGAAGCCGTCGCCTACATCCTCTGGCGGATTGCACGCTCCCGTGCCGCCGTGGATGCGGACGTGCTCGCCAAGCACCTCTACTCGCTGGCCGCAACGGTCCACTTCATGGCCTCCCTCCCATCCACCAAGACCGTACCCAATACCCCTCCCACCCCTTCCACCACGAAGAAGGCAGTAGGAAACCCATCAACATGACAGACACCACACCCGATCGTGCCCACGTCCCCTTGGGAAAGGCGTCCATTAGCCTCCTCTTTGATGAACTCCGTTCGCGTTCAAAGGCTCTCGCCCTCGTCTGTATCCTCCGTGAGCCCACCTCACCCGAAACGGCTATCCGCCAGTTCTATGGGTGTGATGATGGCGGAGAAAACCTGAGGCTTCTGGGGGCCGTGAACCTGCTTCACGATGATGTGCTTCGTGACGTGCGTTCCGTCGTCATGGGAAGCCCCATCGCCGATTCCTCCGACGAAGAACTCTGATGTGGGCGTGCGCATGAGTCATCCTTTCAAACACATCTTTGAGGGGTGGGTGGTCCGTGACATTCCGGTGGGGGTCGGGTGAACCCGGTTCGTATCCCATTCCCGGAGGAGGGTAACCCGAACTACCCGCTCCCCCACGACTACGCCGAACTGGATTCGGAGGGGCAGCGTCTTGCCCGCGTGAACGCCTGCAAGCAGTACCGAATCTTTCGTTCTGATGATTTTCGGCAACTTCGTGCCCGCGCGTACGTGGCGGCCCTCCACTTCTTCGATGCCTACTACCTACAGCCGGTTGTCTCTCAGGACGGTGAAACCCTCTTCGATCCCTACTTCTACAAGGATTGGAGTCCGGCACCGCCGTGGCACGACCTCCTCTACGCCTCGTCCGTCCTCAACAAGTACACGGCGGGCGTGGCTCCACGCGGCAACGCCAAGACTTCGGCCCTCCAGAAGTCCTCGATCTTCTCGATGCTGACTTCTCCCAATCACGAAATCCTGTATGCCACGTCCACCCACGATCTCGCGCACGCCGTGGCCGATACCTGCCGCTATCAGTGCTACTACAACTCACGGATCAATGATGACTTCGGGTGTGATGGGGACTTCGGGGGTTCTCCGTCCTCCCGCGTTTCCATGAAGCCGGGGCGATCCGAGGGTTCCACGGGTGTCGAATCCTTCGCCCTCTCGAATCGTTCTCTCCTCACCACGTCCAGCGCGCAGGCACGCCAGCGCGGGAAGCGGCCTGTCGAATACAAGTTCGATGACCCGGAGTACGACCCCAAGGGCGAAACGTCCCTGGTCCTCCTCCGCGACTACATGGAGAGTTTCGTGTTCAAGGTGATCCTCCCGATGGTGCAGGCCCCGAGTGCCTCTCTGTCGTGGTGGGGCACCTTCATCTCCAAGAGGCACTACCTCTGGGAGGCGATGGAAACCGAAACCCGGATCGTGGACGGGAAGCCCGTTACGTCGGCGAAAGACCCCCGGTACGACGGGTGGTACCGCCTCGTGATCCCGATGGAGGGCTTCGATGAAAAGACGGGCAAACGCATCAGCGCGTGGCCCCACCGTCACCCCATCGACGACGCTGAACGCATCTCGCTTGGACTCTCCGATCGTGTGAGGACATGCGACCAGATTCGCAGGGACGTGGGCGATGCCGTCTACAACGCCGAATACCTCAACAAGCCGGGCGACTCCGACACGGCGCACTTCCCGCCCCTGGTCCGGGAACGGCACGGGTACTGGATCGAGGACGCCGACCCCAACGTCCTGACCTCCCCCCTTCGCTCGCGGGCCACCATCTGCTGGCATCGCAAGAAGGATGGGCAGACCGTCACCCACAGGTTGATGCTCTCCGACTTCCTCTCGAAGTACAGGCCGTTCATCACCCTTGATACGTCGTGGACCCACAACACGTCCTCCGACTTCAAGGTTGCCGCGTGCATGTGCCTCACCGAACTCAACGAACTCTTTGTTCTCGATTTGTGGAGTGCGCAGTGTCCGCAGGCCCGGCTCGTCGTCGAATCGCTCCTCATGGCCGATCGGTTCCGTGCCTCGATCCACCCGGAGAAGGTGGGGGCGGGCATCGACCTCGAACAAGACCTCCTCGACAAGTGCAAACTGCGCGCGACGGAAGTTGCGGGCACGCAGTTCGTGCCGCCCGTCAAGGGGTTCTCACCCGGCTTCACCGAGAAGGGAACCCGGATCGACGCCTCCCTCAAATACCGATTCGACCACGACCTCATCAAACTTCCGTTCCACCGATTCACCGAGGCTCCCTTCGTCCGCCTGACCAACCAGATCAAGGGGTTCAACCCCCTTGCGAAGGACTGCGGACTCCAACACGACGATGAACTCGATGCGGTGGCGATGCACACTCGCGTGGTGGGGGGTCGCTCGGTCCTCCACCTCAATCCCGATCCGCTCCCCCAGGACGCCTTCTCCCGCCTCAAACGGGGCGAGAAGATTGACCCAAAGACGGGGATGCCGATAGCCCTCGACTTCCTGATGACGGGCACGCCGGACCAACTCTATGAGTTGATCCACCCGGACCCCTCGAAGGTGGAGAACGGCCCCTCCTTCACCCGCATTTGACAAGTCCACCCACCACAGGTATAGTGGTACCCCAACCCCTCTCCCCCCTGGAGTCTCTTGATGCTCTGGAACAACGCCGTGAAGATCAACGTGACGAAGTGCCTTGGAACCTGTTGTCGTGGAGGGCACCCCCTCCTGACCGGCCTTGCTGTTCTCGGTCTTGCGGCGAAGCGTTCCCACAAGGCCCACCTCTCGGCGGAACAGGCCCTTGAAGTGTTCAGTCTGATTTCTCCGGCGGATATTCCGTCGTCCCTGACTGATGGTGGTGGGTCCGCCTCCACGAAATCGGCCTCCCGTCGCTGTGCGCAGCCCAGGAAGGTCGGTCGGAAGGGCGGGTGTTCCCGCCGTTCCTGTCGATGAATCGAGCGGGGGTAACTCAGCCCGGTAGAGTACGTCGCACCGGCTTCGTCAGGTTCACGGTGTGATGTGGTCGGTGGTTCAAATCCACCTCCCCGCATTTGTCCGAACACCAGACCATCCTGCATGGGAACATCGTCCTCAAAGACATGGTGGTTGTTCCGTTGGGACTCCACATGGAGGCGATGGCCGCCCTCTACGAGAAGCGGTCTGGAATCCTTGTGTCGAAGGAGGAGGGTGTCCCGGGTCCGGCGACGCCGACGGGGGTGGAGACTCCGCCTCCCATCGAAGTGAACCCGTCACAGATGAAGGAGCGGTTGGCTACCATGATGGGCGTGCCTGATGGATTCGAGCCTGCCGGTGAACTCAAACGGCGTCTCGATGAACTGATGAAGGCCACGCAGGAGACGCCCGATGGCCCGCCCAGCAAAGATCGAGAACACAAGGACTGAGGCTCCCGACCTCCCGAAGGGTGGGGAGGATTTGGCAAGGTCGGTGGCCGACCATTGCATCCGTGAGGAATCGAAGAACCAGTGGCGATGGCTCCGCTACCTGCTGGCGACCGTCTACCTCGACAACTACAGATCGTTCGGGAACGTTGATCCGCTATCTCCGCGCCTTGAGTTCAATGTCACGTACAAGAACGGGAAGATGCCCGTCCAGTTGGGCGACCTTCTCTCCCACGTCAACAGGGTGGCCGGGGCGATGGGGGCCGTCGATCGGCTCCCTTCCGTCATCCAGGAGGCGGACACGCTCCAAACCATCCGCGATCGGTCCATCGCCCAAATCCTTCTCAACGCGGTGGTGTCACCCGCCGAAGTCCGGGCGACCTCCCAACTCTTCGACGAGCATCTTGTGACGCTCGGGTGCTGCGCGATGGCGACCTCCGTGGTCGATGATCCGGTGCTTGGGTTGACGGCCCAACTGGAAGTGGTGCATCCACGAGAAATCTTCCCGTTCCCGTCGCTCGCGTGGGATTCCACGAAGGCGCGAGGCATTGTTCGGCAGAGGCTTGTCCCCCTCTCCTTCCTCGAATCCCGCATCCTCAAACGGAAGATGACGGATGAGGAGTGGGATAAGTGCGAGGGCGTCATCAAGAACATCGGTGAGGAACCCAGAGAGCAATCGAGCGACCTCCCCGGCCCCTACGGGGGAGGCGCGAACGTCCCCAAGGCGTTCACGTCGGTCCCGGCCCCCAACACCTATCGGGCCGTCAAGATTCGGGAAGTGTGGCTTGATGGTCCTCGTGGAACCTGCATCCGCTACGTGTGCACGTCGGGAAGGGCCGTCTTTGTCAACGAGTTCTACGACGACGCTCCCGTCTACAAGCCCATCCACAAGGCCACCTTCTTCGGGAATCTGTCGTGGTATGGTGCCGGGCTCTACGACATGCTGTTCTCGGCGATCCGCGAGAACGAGAAGTTGGTGGAAGACCTCATCCAGAACGTGCGGGAAATGGACATCTTCCCGGTGACGGTCCTGCCTCACGGCGTCCTCAACGAGCGGCAGGTGTTCAAGGACGATGGGCGGAAGGGCATGAAGATCGTGACGGCCCAGAAGGAACCGTCGTACATGGGGGGCGACGACATCCGCCCGACCGTGATTCCGCACACGAACGCGGGGGAAGTGGCCGGTCGCGTCTCCTCCTTCATTCGCCAGATCATCGACTCGCAGGTTCCCGTCCAAGACATCCTGCGGAACAAGGGTCGGGTTGATTCGGCGTCGGGGCTTCAGTTCTTGGACGAGCAATCGAGCCAGGCCACGAACAGCGCGGTGCGGTCGGTGGTGTCGTGCTGGGGCGGCATCTACCAGTACATCGGCGCGAGGGCGGCGCAGATGGCGGTCATGAGCGCGAAGTCCATACCCCTTTCTTCGGTGACGATCGACATGGCGGGTGCCGTGATCGACTGGGAGAAGGGAACCCTCTCCTTCCAGGGTGGGGTCAATCCGTTCCCCGACGTGACCCGCCTGACGTTCACCGTCAAGAGTGCTTCGACACGTTCACGCGCCCTACGGAAGCAGGAAGCCCTTGAACTCTACGACCGGAAGTTGATGACCCGCGAGGACTTCATCCTCCTCAACTTGAAGGAGGGGCTTGATTTCGCCATTGAGGATTCGCAGTACCGGGCGGCCTACGAGACGGTGGTGCGGAACCTCCTTTCGATCTATGGGGACGGCATGACGCCGGGCGAGGCGTGGGTTACACGGAACACGGAGATGCCAGCCTTCCAGTTGAAGCAGGTCAATGCGTTCCTCGCGTCGATCGCGGTGCGGAGGGCAAGCCCCGCCGTCGTCAACGAACTCCAGAAGTACAGAGAAACCTTGGAGGGGTTCCTTGGACAAGTCCTCCCCGAGGGGCTTCCAGACCCCTACGGAAACCCCTTGATGGGTTCGGGTGGTGGTGGTACACTCCTTGGACAGGGGAGCCGGCTTTCATTGGCGGCTTCCTGATTGGTCGGGTGAAGCCCCCTTCCCGACCTCACCAAAAGACGGGGGCTCATCAGGAGCCTTTGAATGTCCTTCCGCGATCACCCTCTCTTCGACCCTGGCACAGGAAACTCCGGTGGAGTGGCTACGGCCCCCGTAACCACCCATACGACCACCCCCACAAACGACACCGGGAAAGTTGGAAACCCTACCCCCCAGGGGGGAGTTGATGCCCAGATGATTGCGAAACTGGTGGGTGATACCCTGCCCAAGGGGATCAATCTGGATACGCCGATTTCGGTGGGTGGGAAGGCGTACACCGTGGCGCAGTTGGTGGAGATGCAGCAGAAGGCGACCGCCCTTGAAGAGCAGTTGAAGTCCTTGAAGGAGTTGGAGAGTACGGTCAGGAAGATTTGGGGGAAGGATGCGAGCAACGATGAGAAGGAGACGAGGGAGGCGATGGTGGGTGTGTTGATGCGTGCGGGGCATACGAAGGAGGAGGCCGAGAAGATTCTGGGTGGGGTGGAGGGTGAGGAGCCCTCGGTTGGGGGAGGGGGTGGTGGAACGAAGAGGGAGAAGGAGAAGGAGAAGGGGACGCAGGGGGGCACGCTCCACAATCAGGTGACGGCGGAGGTGATCCGTGATTGGGTGGAGAGCGATACGAAGGCCGCGCTCCTTGGGAACAAGGAGATGAAGGCGATCGTGGAGGGCATCACTCGGAGGGACGGTGAGGAGGCCGGTGCCCGCGTGCTGGAAATGGCGATGGCTGAACTGCTGGGTGCCGAAGGGAGGGGTGGCCCCGTGGATGCAGCGATGTATGATCGGTACAAGAGGGGTCAGACTTTTTCGAGGAGTTGGATCAAGGAGGAGGCATCGAAGTTGGTGCCTACCCTTGCTCAGAAGTTCCGGTTGTTCACGGGCGATCCCAACGCGCTTGGTAAGACGCCCGCAATGTCTGCCGGTTTGCCGTTTGCTCTCGCGGATAAACCCGTGGAGCAGCCCGCGATTGGACCGGGCGTGGACGCGGGCACACAGAGCCTTGCGTTCCGCAACTACATGGACGACCGCCTCACTCGGATGGCTGCGAACATGAACGGGGTCCAACTGTAGGGCTTGGTGATTTGCACATTGAATCAGGAGAACAACCATGCCCAACCTTGGCAGTCTCATTGACCAGAACGCATCGTCGATTCAGGAACTTATTGGTGCGAACGCCATCCAGAAGATGGGTGTGATGGAACCCATGTTCCGTTACACCGTCTTTGATGACGCTTCGGTGGACACGGCCCAGGGCGAGTTGGGGCGCGGTATGCGAATCCGCACGTTGTTCCACGGAAGCGTGACGGGTGTGATCCGTTCGGGGCAGGTGTCCAACCACATCTCGCTGTACGGCGACAAGGTGGCGGTGGACGGCTCGAATAACCCGCTTTTCGGCGGGCGGATCAACGTCCATCAGGCGACCCAGACGCTTTCACCGAATCCTATGGAGAGCGCGAGCCCCCGGCCTGTCACCTTGCAGGCTGAACTGTTCTCGATGGAGACGACCCTCCCGATGACGCTCGAGATGATGCAGTTGGATGCAACACAGGCCAACATCCAGCAGTACATCACGCCCATGCTGGACGGGTGGGCCAACCTGTTGAACATCACGCTGTCGGGTTCGCTCTACCTCGATCCCAACAACCAGTTCCGGCTGGGGAGTCTGGGGCCATCATCCGGCAGCGGTGCCTACGTCATCAATGCTACCGAGCGGACGGTCAAGTTCTTCCCGCCGGAGAAGTGCCTCCACCGTTTCGTGGAGGGCCAGCAGGTTGACTTCTACAAGAGCACCGGCACGCTCCTCAACAAGAGCGATTCCACGAGTGCCCGTGTCCGCATGTTCGTAACGGCGGTGGACGAGTACGAGGGTTCGGTCCTTGTGCAGGCCCAAAAGGATGACAAGGCGGACGATGGAACGGCGGGCACCTTTGCGACGTGGGCGACGACGGCCAACATTGGTTCGTCGGCTTACTGCGTTCCGGCCTTCTGGTACAACAACGGATTCGGTGGGCTTTATACCCTCCGCGACTGGATCAAGTGGGCGGCGTCATCGTCGCCTGCGGACGTTCGGCTCCTTGGTTCCCGGGCGATCGCGGACGGTCCCGCCAACGATCCGGGTTACATCGACGTGCGGCTATGGCAGTTCGCCAAGTCCTTCCACCAATCGAACGTGGGCATCCTGACCGAACGCAAGTTCATGGGGTACCTCCAGGGGATGATGAGGGGTTCGGTGCGGCACGGCCACACCTACGACACGGCGATCGCGTCCGACGGCGTGTGGCTCAACATGTGGGAGCAGCGTGGCGGACGTGAGTTCTATCCCCGTGAAGGCGGGCAACAGACCCGGCTTGGAAACATGGGCTTCGATCAGGACGAGATGGCACCGATCCTCCCGTTCGATGGCGGGAAGATCGTGTGCGCCACCAGTCGCTTCATCGAGAGCGGGCAGGTGTACATCCTCCGTCGCAAGGGGAACTGGCGCATCGTGACGCCGCCCGACCCGGCTGGCGTCTCTCGCGGTTCGCTCCAAGGCAAGAACCCGCGGATTCCGCTCACGTTCGTGGCGAAGGCCCTTGGTATGCCTACCGATCGAATCCCGCTCATGCTCACGGCGGGGAGCGGTGCGGGTGCCGCCATCCTTCCCTCGGAAATCTGCCACCTGCCCGCGGTGATCCGCATGCAGTTCATGCCGGTTCGCAACGGGCAGATCGCTCAGGGCCTTCTGGAAGGCGTCACCGAAACCCGCTACAACAGCAACTAATGATGCAAGTGTTCGTTCAGGGGGAACCTCCGAGAGGGGGTTCCCTTCCTTTATGCAGATCATTGCGGAAGCCCTCGACGCGATCGCTATGGAGGACTTGCGGTTCGATCCCGCTCGCCACGAAGTCGTGGAACACTCCCACTGGATGGAGTGCGTGCGGTCGCACCTCAGAAGGTGCGGAGTTCCCTCGACCGAATCCCTGTTCCTCTACTACCACAAGGAGAGGGGAACGTACTCCATCGCCATGTGGACGTTCCAGAGGGGCGACATCCGTTTCTGCAAAGACCTTGAAGTTTTGAAGGGGCACCCCGACCGTCTCGATTGGATTGTTCCGAATGAGATGGAGGGTCCGGGCAAGACGCAGCGGATCATCAGGCGACCTCCCTCGATGGAGTACCTTGCCATGAACTTCAAGCCCGCGAGTGAGGCTGTTTCCTGCTATCGGCGGCACTACATCGAGCGTATGTGGCGTGCCCGCGAGGAAAAGAGGCAGCAGCGTGAGGGCAAGGCCGACTTCGTGAAGCACCTTCGTAGGAAGTTTGGGTCGCGAGACCCCATCGCTGACGGCATCGCCACCGGCATGATACCCTTCGACGCCAAGTCCCTCGGAACGAGCATCGGGATCGACGCGCATCCCGTGACGTTCGACATGGGGCGGAAAGGCTGAGGGCCATGCACACTTCGGGATCGTACATCCTGACCGCCGTGGAGAACATGCGTCGGCATCTGGAACAGTCCCTTATCGGAACCTACACCGACGACTACCTCACAAGGTACTGCATCTCGCAGGCTGTTTCCCGGGGCATGTCCGCGATCTCGATGGGAAGCACCTGTCAGGCCGTCCTCAAAAAGACGTTCGTGATGGCGTCCGGGCAGACGCGGTACAAGATGCCGCCCAACCTCGAACAGGTGTGGGGCATCCGCATCCCCGGTGCTTCGGTGGCTTCGGGCGTCGTGGACCTCATGCCCCGTGCCTTCGACAATCCAAGGGGCCAGCAATGGCGCATGGAAGGGCGCATCCTGGTCCTCGATCCCGATGTCGTCGCCAGCGGCACCCAACTCGAAGTCTACTACACCTTGGCGGGAGAAAGCGGGCTTCACTACGGCGATGGAACCTTCCAGGATGCCTACACCTTCCGGCTCGCAGCGACGCCCTTGGCGGGGTTCCTTGCCCGGCAGGACGACGCCTACCTTGGCTTCCACATTCGATTCATTCCCACCAACACGTCCTACCCACATCAGTTCGCCACGGTGAAGTCGTACAACGCCGTGACCCGCGATTGTGGGCTTGATCCACTCTACACGAGCGACCTCCCTCTCCAAGGCGGAACCTATCAACTCGCTCCCGCCACAACGCGCTACGAGATACTCCCGATCGACAATCTACCCTTCATGCAAATGGCGGCAGCGATGGCTTCCCTCGAACTCGGGGAATCACGAAACCTCGAAGAGGGCAAGATACGCAAACTCAACATGCTCTACGACCGCCAGCGCAAGACCGTCTTTGATTCCCTGAGTGCCCGGCAGAATCGTGTCGGAAAGGGCCATGAGTACGACACCGTGAACTCTCTGGGGAACACCTTGGACCTCTGGACCTTGGGTCGTGTCTAAGGAGATTCGATGCCACTCTCACCCAATGGCCAAGGCGTCTACCTGAACGCTCGCTTCTTGGAGCAGTTCGTCCCATCACACAAGAGGACCGTCGCCCAAGCCTACAAGGATGGTTTTCGTCAGGAACCACTCTGTGAGGGTGTGCCGCTCCACCTTCCCTTTCCCTATGGATCGCTCATCGCGGAGGCCATCCTTCCCTTCCGAACTGCGCCGATTTACCCTGGTGGTGCGGGGTCGGGTTCCGGGTCAGGGTCGGGTTCCGGTTCCGGCTCAGGATCGGGTTCAGGGTCGGGGTCGGGATCGGGGTCAGGAAGCGGAAGTGGAAGTGGGAGTGGTTCGGGAAGCGGCAGCGGTTCAGGGTCGGGGAGTGGTTCCGGCAGTGGTTCGGGTAGTGGTTCAGGATCGGGGTCGGGGAGTGGCAGCGGAAGCGGGTCTGGTTCTGACTCCGGTAATGAACCTGCGGCTCCCCCCGATTGTGTGCCAGAAAACTTCCTCTGCTCATCCCAACTCATCTTCTATTGCCCGACGAACTCGTGCCCCGGGTTCAAGAACGGCATCCCCCTCTGTGCGGGTGGGTACGACCGACCATGCGACTATTGCACGATTCCCCGCCCCGACTGCCACAACCCGGCAGGGTGTCCGGAACCCTGCGGTCCCTACAACCGGGTGTGCTGCTACTACGACCTCTCGGTGGACGTGACCTTCGCATGTTGTGTGGCGGCACCCTAACATGGGGGCATGAGCAAACCCCTCTCCCTCTCTGAAATCGCCATTGCCAACCTCCAATGGGAAGAAGCACGCCAGAAGGAATGTGAGGCTCGCGTCCACGGACGCTGTGCGCTGGTGGATGCCGCTATTGGTGCCGCCGTCACTTCCGTCGGCAAGGAGAATTGCGACGAGTGCTTCGCTCTCGGGGGAATCAACGGGGGGGAATCCGTGCGAAACCGGATCGTGGAACTGACCCTCGAAGGGATACGCAAGAACCCCCACCTCCTCCGCGACGAGGACCGCAAACTCCTCGAAAGAACAAGGTTGGAAACCCTAACCGTCTCTCCCGGCGCAACCTCTCCGAAGCAGCGGTGGGATAAGGTTCGCGGGACGTGGGAGATGGCTTCGTCCTTCGTGAAGGCCATGAAGTCAAGGGGTCCGGGTGCCCTTGTGGGCGGAGGGAAACGAGTTGAACTTACGATCAAGGAACGACGGTACATCAGTTGCTTCGGGAAGAAGTTGGATGGAACTCTGGTGGCATCGGGACCGTGCGAGGCCCTTCGATTGGCGGCGGACGGCATACACCATTTTTGTGACGATTGTGGGTGTGGGGACCGCACCCTCGCGTACCTCGATGGAGACGACGGCGACTACACCAAACTGGACTACCCCTACCTGGAATGCCCCCGGCGTCGTGATGGGTTTTCCAATGCTCTTGGTTCTTCGTCCGATTCGGAGAAGGAGTCCGTCGTCCTGAGTGCCGTGGGGCATGGGTTGGGCGACTTGATGGTGACCTTGTGGCTGGCGGAGGGGATGAGGGTTTCCAACCGTCTTGTTCGGTTCTATGTGCCCCGGGAGGAGAGGGAACGTCGTGAAGTTCTCGAACGTTTTTCGTTTGGGTTGACGGATGATCCTTCGGGGGCAATCGCCTTCGGGCAGGGGAGTACGGCGAGACGGCATGAGTTGGAAGTGGTGGGGGATTCGGCTTCGAGGGCGACGGCATGGGCTTCGACGCTTCCGGGAAACCCGGTTCCGATGAGGCCGACCCTCTCCCTGACGGACGGTGACAAGGCGAGTGGGAAGGCCATTGTGGAGGAGTTTGGGGCGCAGTTCCCGGGGAGGCCCACCGTCATGCTGTTCCCGACGGCGGCGTGGGCTCCGAGGATGTGGCCCCTCGCCTACTGGATGGATTTGGCGTGGCTGCTCCATGCCGCGAAGGTGAACGTGGCGGGCTTCTTCTCAGCGAAGGACAAGCATGATTATCCGACGTTGACGGCACTTCCTCGATACTATTACGGGATCGGGTGGCCGGTCCTGATGGCGTCGATGCAGGTTGCTTCCTTGGTGATTGGGAACGATAGTGGGCCGGTGCATGTTGCGGGTACGGTTGGGGCGGAAGCCTTGGCGGTGTGTGGTCCGCAACTCCGGTGCTTCGAGCACTACCCTACTGTTGAAGTGTTCTCGATTCGGAGGGAGGAGATGGGGTGTGTGGGTTGCGGGTTCCGGGGAGAGAGGGGGTATCGGGCGGCTTGCGACTTCCAGTGTCGGGCGATGATGGAGTTGGGGCCGGAAAAGGTGTTCGAGCGGGTGCTTGCGAAGTTGAGAGTTGGCCGTGGCGAATGAACTCACGAATCTCCGATGGACCTACACCCTCGATGAGGCCACCGAGGATAAGCGGGGGATTCGCACGGCCACCGAGCGAGGAATGGCCCGTGAAGTGGTCGGGTTCGATGGAAGGTTTGAGGGTGGGCTTTCTCCTTTCCCGGGATTTCGGCTCGTAACGGTGCTGAATGAGTATGGGGCTTCGGGCCTTTCTGATGATCTGACGATGACGGGGCGCGGGGCGGTGACGTTCCGGGTCAATGCGAACACCTACGCCTATGGGATTGTGTATCGCGTGACGCGGAACCCAACTCTGGGGACTCCCAAGAGCCAGTACCACTTTCGGATTCGGATTGGGTCGTCAACGACGTGGAAGAACACGGGGGACTTCGGCGGGACGTTCGGGACGCAGGGACTTCTCTCTGCCGATGAGAACTATGATGAGTCTCAGCGGATGACCGTGGTGGTGGCCGGTCGGTTCGTGTACGTGCTTCGGAGGGGCCTGCGCCCCTTCATGTTCTATTTGAGGGATGATGGTGGGGGGACGTACACGCTCATCGTGGTGGAGAATACGGGTCCGGGGGCACAACCTGTCTTGAAGGCTCCCGCGACGGCCACCTTCTCGGCGCATGAACGGGCGGATTTGGGGCCGGGCGTCTCGCACCCGGACATGGCGGAGGCGTTTGCAACACCGGCGGTACCTTCGGGAACGGGGCACGCGGATGCGGAGGCCAGGGTTGGTTACGCGGGATTTTCCGGTGTCAAGGTTGTCAAGACGCCCCCCAGCCCGACGCCCAACACAACGAATCCGAATCTCCCTGTTCGGAATGTGGCTTCGTACAGCGATGCCTGCATCGGGCCAAGCAAGTGTCGGGACGATACAAACACTCTTTTGTGGGCAAGCCCGCCCCAACCGAATCCATCCTTCCAGAACTTTGTTCCGGCGGGAAGGACCACCGTTTACACGGCTCCAACGGAATGGGAGGGGTATGGGTACACGACGGCTTCTCCGCCCACCCCGAAGGGGATCACGGCTTTCGTGAACTACGTGTGGGCGTACCAGATGTACGACTCGCGGACGGGCCGTCTCAGCAGCCTTTCGCCGGTGGTGGGTGCGGGCGACCATACCTACGCGACGGCTTCGGCATCCCGAAACAGCGACGGGACGGCGCGAGCGGTGACGTTCCCGTTCATTGAAGTCATCTACGACTCGAACAAGTATGACACCATGTACCTCTACCGGGGAGTGCAGGGTGCGGGGGTGACGGCGGATCAGGTGATCCTTTCGTTGGAGAATACGCTGACCCTCTCGAACTACCACATTGCGACGCAGCCCGTGCCGCCCAACGACAGGTGGAAGGTGGCCGTCTACTTCACGACGCTGGACGACGCGGAACTGGCCCTCCAACCGAAGTTTGATGGGAACGATTCGTACCTCAAAGAGCCTCCGTTCGCGGGGAGCGGCATCTTCGTGGAAGGAGTCATGTACTATGGGGATATCGCGGAACTGGACCAACAGATCGTGTCGTTGGGGTCCGTCCGTTACTCCCAGTTGGTGGGGGGTTCCCAGCCGGAACTCGTGCCACCCCTCAACAGGTACCCCCTCAAAGTGCCCGATGAGGAAGTCCTTGTGTTCGCGGAGGCCGGGCAGAACGTCTTTGGGCTGACACGAAGGGGGGTTTACCTCTTCCGTCGGTTCAATGGGGACGTGCAGGGGTTCAGCACGGCGAGGCGGTATGGGGTGTCGGGTCGGTACGCCTGTTGCGTTGTGGGGTCCGACATCTATTACGTGACGGACAAGGGCATCAAGATACTGCATCCCAATGGTGCGCTTTCCAGTGTTCCGACCTTGGACTACCTGATTCGGATGGAGTGGCGTGGGGAACTGAACAACGTGCAGATGGCCTACGACGAGACGATCGGTGCCGTCTTTGTGTTCAATCCGACAAGGGAGCATTGCGCCGTTCTCTGGACGGAGACCAGCCGCGTCACCGAACTCCATGATTGCACGTTCCTCCATGTTGTGGAGGGCAATCTTCCCTTCGATGAGGGGACGGCGGGATCGCCCTTGGAGGGCCGGGCCATCTTCATTCAGGAGATCAAGTCGGGTGCCGGATCGCCGGACAGGCCCGTGTGGCGCGTGTTCGTTGTTGATGACCGGAAACTCAGGGGTGGGCGGTCCTTCCTCGATTTGACGGGTTCCCTTCGTTTCAATGTGGTGGGCAGGTCCGGGGCGACCTTCACCCTGGATGCGCCGGGGCCTTCGGTTGCCGAGAAGTCCTACTTCTACATTCTGGATGGGGAGTATGCCGGGTTGAAGTTCAGGGTTTCCAACATTTCCGGGGCGACGGTCAATGTTGATTCGCCGATTCCTTTCGGGCTTCCGACTTCCGGGTTCCGTGTCGGGTTCTCCCCCGTTTATTGTCGGTGGACGGGGTACCAGATGGGAATGAAGTTGCCGGGCGACCTTGATTCGGCGAAGAAAGACCTTGCCCGGCATGTCCAAGCCAACCAGATGACGTGTACGTTCTCGAAGGTGGAGGATGGAACGAGTGGTTCGACGGACCCGAAGTTCTGGGTGAGCGTCTACCGGGGTGATGAGACCACGGTGGTGGCGGGAAGGCGGTGCCCCGTCGCGTTGAATGGGGCGGCTTTGGCAAGCATCAAGGAGGGACCGAGCATCACCCCGGCCAACTTCGCGCCCAGTGGGAGGGAATCCGGTGGTGTTCAGGGATCGGCCTTGTTCCCCGTGGTGGAGACGTTCTGTCCAGAAGTGTCGTACACTCTCATTCAGGCCGACGTGACGGGCAATCTTCTGGCCCTTCGTGAAGGTGATCGTGTGGAGACTTCGCCATGAGTCGATACCCCTATCTCACTCCGATCAATCGAATGAAGGACATGTTCGATGCGGCGAAGGCTCCGCCGGATACGCCCGACGCACGCGAATCGGTGGCCCGAGCACAGGGGTATCGGCCAACAGGGGGTGGTCAGGCCGTTCGTTACCGGGGACACATCCCGGAGTACACGTCGCTTGATGCGTCTTTCGCACCGAAGCCCAAGGCTTCCTTGATGGACCAGATGCAGGCGGCCCTCCAAAGTGATGCGGAAAGTATGCAGGGGGCGGCCAACCGACAGTTCGAGCGCGTGGACACGGCGAATCAGCGGTTCGGACAGGCTGTGGAGGAGGCTCCCGGCCCCATCCTCGCGGAGAGTGAACGCGCTTCGGGGGAGTTGGGTGGTCTGGCCAAGGACTTCCGGGGCTTCGGTGAGGATGCCGTGACGCGGTTCGATACCCGCTCGAAGTCGATCATGGCGGACCTCGAAGGGGATTTGAAGCGGAGTGCGGGATTCACGGATGCCGCCGTTGGTGCTGCCGAGAGTGCCGTCTCGGGGTTCAATGGCCGCTACCAGGAGAATGTGAAGGCGATGGTGTCGGGGCTGGAACGGCGCGTCTCCCAACAGATGCGTCAGTTGGAGAGCGGCGTCGATGCCCAGGGGAACCCGCTTCCACCGGCGGCCATACAGCAAATGAGGCGTGAGTTGACCTTTGATGTGGGGCAACAGGTGGCATCGGTGACAGCGCAGATGTGGGGTGAAGCCCAGAAGACACTGGCTTCTCTCCGCATGAATCTGGCGGCGGTGAGGGGGCAGGCGGCTTCCGAATCGAATCGGAGTGCGGAGATCAGGGCGAGCACCGGCACTGAGTTGGGGCGACAGGAAGCCCAAGCGCAGGCCGAACGGATGCGGGCGGGTGAAATCCGTGCCCAGTTGGGCCAGTTCTCCGCTTCCCTTCGTGCGAGTGCCCGCGCCCTCGCCACACAAATGCTGGTGAATGGACGTGAGGCGATGGCGAACCTCCTCCGCAACAACCC